GCTGGAATACTACCTTTAACGTAAAGCATACTGATATCTACGAATGCGATGGAACCTATGTAGGAATTACAAATACATTTCACACAAGTGTTCCTAGTGGTACTCCGATTGGAGAGGTGTCATGGATATCAGGAAAACGATCGGTTATTGCAGTTGAAACTATTATTAATGCGTGTAAATACGATCTTGTACTTATGGATTCTAACATTCCTCACGATGAATGGAAATGGAAGACCGATGCGCGATTTTGCTACTATATCTTTAATGCGCAGCCCATGCGATTTTTAGATGTTCAGCCTTCTCTTACTTTTTAGTGGTAATAACTAGAATGAAAGTACAAGGACAAGCAAAATCCTTTTTATTTTTAGCATTCATTTCTGTTCTTTTTTACATGGAATATGTAAGGCAACAGTATAATAAAAAGGAGGGATTTTCTAAGGCAAGCGATTCTGCGAAAATGACTGGAAAGATTATACTTTTTATAATTTTAGTTATTATATTCTACGGTTTTGCTGGTTTTATAGGTCAAACTTTAACTAGTGGTGGAGGAGGTGATCCAGCAATACTTCCTATTATAGGAGGTCTACTATTAGGTCCAGGTTTACTTGCATATTATTTAGCTTTTGTACTTATTAATTAAATGTACATAAGATAGAATGATGAACCCTTTCATTGCTTTTTCAATGGATGAGAGAAAGAAGATTGTTGCGAAGGACCCGAGTCTCAAGAGTGACATTGGCAAGGTCGGTAAGATGGTCGGCGAGGCGTGGCGCAAGTTGACGGATGCGGAGAAGTCAAAGTACAAGGGTCGTGCTGGCAAGAAGAGCACGCGTAAAGCGAAGAAGGAGCGCAAGGAGGAGGTCGAGGAAGGAGGCGCTCCTGCAGGGCGCAAGGAGAAGCGCAAGGGAACGCGTAGAGCACTCTCCGGATACATGAAGTTCGTAAAAGCCGAGCGCAAGAATGTAATGAGCGCGAATCCCAAGATGGCGTTCGGTGATGTCGGCAAGGAACTCGGCAAGCGGTGGCGTGCTTTATCGGATGCGGACAAGAAGCGTTTTGCGTAAATAAAGTTTATCAATACAATTACGTGTTATTTTGTAAAATAACGCACAATAGTATTTTAAAGTTTCTAGACGAATGCTGTGCCTGGCGCGGACGCAATGACACGAACACCGACCTGATATCTGGCTTCGCAGGTCTTGTAATAATTGAAGAGAAGATCACGAGCCGTGTCTGCAATCGCGTTGACTGTAGGTAGACCACCCTTGACAATATTTGGATTCAGAGTTACAGGCGCACCCTTTTCAAGCACAAAGAGTTGTTTTAACAGTTTTACAACTTCAGCGGTGTGACTTATCTGTAAGAGAAGCATCTCGCGCACCTGCTCTCTCAACTTGCCAATTGCGCCTTTATCCTGTACAAGAACAAGTCGCCCTTTTCTCTCCTTCGGGTCGCAGTACTCTTTTGAGGAGCGATCTGTAATTGAATCTATCTTTGTACCTACTGGATTCAAAAACACTTGTGCCATAAGTTTATTGAGAGCCTGATATTTCGGCTGCGTCTCCGCTGAAACAATTGGCGTAATCTGTTGTAACTTGTCATAGAAGAGCTGGTTAAGAACAAAGAGACCCTTTTCTTTGAGAATCGGCTGACCGAGTCCTGGCAGTGTGCCTGAACTCGACATGAATTTCTCCTTACAGATGCTGCTATAAATTGCTGGTGGTACACTCTTTTCTAGTGCTTGGCTTGATACGAGCTGTATGGCTCTCGCAACACAGTGCGCCTTTGAGTACTTTCTGTCTGTGAACATGGACCAGAGATCTGCTGTTTGTAGTGATGGAGAAACCTTCTTTTCACCCAATATTAAAATACGTTTTTTTTCATCCATAGATAATTTATCTTCACCCTTTGCTTCAAGGTCAGAATCTTCTGTTGCTAAACCACCTGCGCTTTTTATGATATCAATTACCTTTCTTTCAATGGCAGCAGGTATAGGTAGACCATTCCATTTGTACTCGGATTCAATGCCCGATCCCTTAGTGAAAACAATGGCAGTTGATTCAGGAGTAGACCTTAGACCCTTAAAATCACTGAAATAGAAGCCATATGTTTTCTCGCGTTGGGCAATTCGTAAATTAAATACAACTCTGGGATTTTTTTTCTGCTTTGGCTTTCTGGGAAGTTCCATCGTAAGTTTCGCAGTAATAGACTCAGCAAACATATTTATATTTTTGTCAAAATAGATGGCATAGGTAGTTCCATCAAACTTATAATATTCTTCTGCTGCAGTCGGTGAGAGATATCTACGAAGAATGTCAAAGGGCTCTGGAAGTAAATCATCGGCGCGGAGTTTACCGCCTTCTTGAACTGTGTCTTGGATAGCGCCAGTGCCAGTGCCATAAGCGCCACCTAGTTGCTGGTAATACAATGGATCCACATCTAAGATTGTCAAAGCAAGAGCCCCATAGATTTGGAAAATACGAATGTAAAACATCGCTATTGTTACACAGACCACATAGGTAGTGGAATCATCGCGTATTTCTCCCTTACATCTTCCCTTAATATCATCTATTTTCTGAAAATAGACGAACCCATCATCTCCTCTCACAGGATTAATCTTATATTTTTTAAATGATGTCTGAAGTGCCTTCGCTGTCAAAAAAATCATCTCACTACACTTGCCAGGTTGCGCCATAATGAGCATATCTTTCATATTCATTTGACCCGCCATGTAAAAAAATGCGTGTTCGATGAAATATTTTCCATCGCTCGTTGCCTTTAACATTTCTTCGCGTGTGGGTATTGTTGTTGGTCTGGAAGCGAAACCTCCCATTCTCTACTTAGGAGTCCATAAAGAATCTTTTGCTACTTCGAGCCGTTTCAGGCACTTTTGTAGAGTCCCCTCACTTACATTACAAACCGACGCAATGCGCTCAAGTGGAATGTCCTGATATCCTGTCCGCTGGAGAACAAAGGCGATTGTACCTGCAGCAAGTGAAGGCGGCATGTTTTCGGGGCTTACAAGTAATTCCTCCGCTCGATTCGCAACGAGGACAGCCTGTGCTTGAATATCCGAATACTGTGAACGTGAAATCGGAAGCTTGCTCATTGGGTGCGTGATGTAATTTGATGCTCGTGTACTCGGCGCTGATGCCGGAGCAAGTTCATTTGAAATTAAACCACGCTGTTTCGCCATTGCGAGAACCTCCTGGAAGTACTTGTATGCCTTTGTAAATTGTGCCGTCGTCAAGTGAAACATGTCAGCAATCTCTTTCGGTTTTCTCGGCTCACCCACAATCTTGAGCGCAGCGTAGACTGAGCTGGCAACAACGCAATTTCTGGACATACCACGTCTGTCACAGTGTTCTACAAGCTGAATATAGAGTTGTTTAGCTGTATCAATTGCCTTTCCATTAATGCCATTATTTACAGATGCGAGAGCAAATTGCTCAAAGACTTGAAGAAGAGATCGCTCCTTATACGGAATCATATTCCAGGTATGATACCTGCGTATACGATTCATTGCACGAGCATTCGAAGCATTCCCTCCTTGTGATTTAAGTAGAATAATTGTGCCGAGATTGGATGAGGGAAAACGAACATCAGTGGGCGCGCCTACGCGGCAAGGATCGTTTCCGCTACGGTCTTCAGCCGAAAAGAACCTGTATTCTGCACTTTGATCAATTTCTGTGTCGAGGACTTCGCCACATTTCTTACAGACTGAAGAGTCTTCGACATGCCATTCTTCCTGTGTAGATTCACAGACTGGGCATCTCACTTCATCCTTTAGAATAGGCTCTTTTGACGCTGAAAACCACTCCAGTTCTTTGTCCGTATATGTTTTCCTTTCATTCACGGGACCAAGAGCAGCAAATAGCACGCTCATTTTACTCTTGAGTCGTCTGATTCTTTCCTTCAATTTTCTACGTGCCAGTCCGTGGTTCTCAAAAGTCTAAGTGAAATCTGCTCCGTTTTGATCCACTCACTGTCATCGTGAACGGTATGAATATACTTGAGTCCAGGAACAACATAGTATATGTAGCCTCCAATAACCATTTCCTTTGCGAGAAGAAGAGAATCTGTTGCGCGGATCTGCTGTTCATCGGCTTCTGGATTAAAACACGAAAGGACATCTTTGTGCGCCGTCCAATTTCCATCATTTAAGAGAAAATTCCAATTATGCTTCTGTAGAATTTCATTCCAGTTTTCTTTCGTAATCTTATATCCAGCAAAATGGCGTGTATGAATCATGGATATACCTGTTTTCTTTTGTAGATGAATGATATCGGAGGCGGCGAAGACAATTTTAGTGTTATTTTCCTTCTTTATCCAATATGTGAGAGTTTCAAAGAAATCTTCAGAAAAAAGATTATCCGAGTCGATCACGGAGACCCACTCAGCACCATTTGCTGCGGCTATCTCTAGGCACTTTCTCTTATTATGGTACATGCCGAGCTGTTTCTCATTTACATGAAGCACCAGTTTGGGGTTCGAGGAAAAACGGCTTGCCTTAATTGCTGCTACGTCTTCGCCGGTCTCATCACAGATAATCACCTTTTGTATAAGATCATTCTCAAGATATGGACCGAGTGCTTTTTCTAAAAATGTCCATCTGCGCCATGTAGGAATTGCTACTGTAAGGTTTACCATTGATTGAATTTATAGAAATAACTTTAGGTTTAATAGAATGGCGACGGATCCTACAAAACTAGGAAATGAAACAAGGACATCTGTTCTACCGAGCTCATCGGTAGGAATGGATGTTGATCTTATGGGACCCTCCTATGATTACAGTGGAGAGCTGCCTACGCCTGGAAATGTTGGAGTTCGCAAGGGAGATTCGCTTGAGTCTGTCATCAATGCCGTGAAGGGTGTAGCATACTATTCTGATATGATTGGATTTGGCGAATCGAGTTCATCACTGACACGGGGAATGCCGCTTTTTCCGATGGGTGTTAATTATTTTACAAAGACGGGTGCCACCTGCTCAAACGGCGCTGAGATGTGGACCTATGTAAGTGGAATTCCTACAGGAGATTCACTGGGAAAAGCAACGAAGAATGCCCTACAGAGCGCAGGGCTCCCGGGCTTACGTGGTCTTTCACCTGGTATTATGGAAGATGCGCAGTCAGCGCTCAATCCGATGCCAGTTGTAAATACAATTCTTGGAACGGGATATGCTCGGTGTAAACAAGTGACGTTCCCCGTGGGTGATCACAAAGGTGCCTTATCTTCCTCGGCTGGCGATGTCTGGATTGCAGATAGAGGTGATATTAATCGTTCATCAGGAAGACCACAGCAGACAAAATGGGTTCTTGATTCGTGGATTTCACAGGATGATTACAATAATGAATTCAAAAACAAGAGTTTTTGCTCGGATGGTTCAGCAATTGCGAATCATCAGGGCAATGACTGTGGTAAGCCACTTGTAAGAGAGGGATTTAGACAACAGGGTGTTGAAGTGGTCGCTCCAGCGGCTACAATCTTAGTGTGCCTTGTCGCTGCGCTCTACATGCGCTATTTTTAGATACTTAGTAGTATGGCATCCGAGAGGGTAAATCTCAGAATCCGTATTCCTCTCATCTATTCATGTATGACTGAAGGTTGTACTGAACTTACAAAGGTATCTTTCTGCGAAGCGTGTTTTAAAGATATACTAAAGCCAGTGCCTAGAAAACCAAAATCTGAAGAGAAGCCATTAGCACAAAGTACTCTACGCGAAGGATTTGTAAGCATACAGCGCCGAAACTCCACCTGCGATCTGCGCGGCTGAATACGCAAGCAGCTCATTGAGTGATAGCGCGCCCTTCACATACATAGCAACAGAGACAGCCGGATTTACGTGTGCGCCACTGACTCCTCCGATCAACAAAATGATGATCACAAGAGTCGCACCAATGACAAAGGCGTTGCCTGTCGCCAGGATACTCAAGAGAAGAAGAAAAGCACCGAGAAACTCTGAAACAATGGGGAGAGTGTTCATTCTACTTGGGTGGCGAAAAATTGACAAGCGGCGTAGTTTTAAACTTGTATCAATAGACTACAGCATGTCTGCCAAACGTATTATTAAGGAACTAGCCGATCTCAAGAAGGATCCTCCTTCAAACTGCAGTGCTGGACCGGAAATAGAGACTGATATCTTTCGCTGGGAGGGGGTTATCTATGGTCCAGCTGACTCGCCGTATTCAGGTGGATTCTTCAAGCTCAAGATTCAGTTTCCCGTTGATTATCCCTTCAAGCCACCGCATGTACAATTTACCACGAAGATCTACCACCCTAATGTAAATGCTGCTGGGCTCATTTGCCTCGATATTTTAAAGAATCAGTGGTCGCCTGCGCTGACAATTAGCAAAGTACTCTTGAGCATTGGTAGCCTTATGACTGATCCGAATCCGGATGACCCACTTGTTCCGGAAATTGCTACACTTTACAAGACGAATAGGGCACAATATGAACAGGAGGCGCGGTCTTGGACTCTCCGGTATGCGACTGGTTAAGCGACTGGTTAAGCGAACAATTGAAAAAGAAAACGCGCTCAAAGAAGATGAAGTTGGCGCCTGTCCTCATAATTCTTACACTTTTTTTGGTACTTTTTTTAGTACCTTCTCAACTTATGCCTCAGGAGCCGCAATTCGCGAAAAAACTACCACTGCGTCTTCCTGAGGGATTTCAAGAACAGTATGCGGCGGCGACTCTGGATAAGCCGCGTGCTGCGTACAATGCGCTAAATGACTGGTTGCCGGAGGCGACAGCCAAATACAGTGCGATTAAGTCAGGCTGCTGTTATGAAACATCATTTCAATCACGGGTTGAAATGGTGGGTAATTACAAGCAGATGACAAACAATTATAAACATGCGTATCCGGATACGTGCTCAATTCCGTTCAAGGAATTATTGATGACGTTTTACAAGCCGCAGACACTAAATAGCAGCCTTTAACTTGTTAAAGCAGCCTGCGGCAGCCTTTGAGTTCAATCACTCTCATCCTGAATCTTACAGACATTCACTTTGACCTTCGGTGACATCGGTGTAACAGGCTCAAGGAGTTCAAGTCCCTCTTTTACTCTTGCTACATCTGTCCAAAACGCCTGCCGCCAAATGTGTGTAGATTCATACCACGCTCGATCGCGGCGAACCACCTTATTATGATACTTGTGAAGTCCCCAAGGTATTTCCTCCACAAGTGTCCACCCCTCCCGTTCAACCTGATCGTATTCATAGGCGAGAGCGCCATCTTTCTCCCACAAATAGACGGTTCCTGTAAACTTACAACCACTCAAATCAACGAGCGGCTGCCCAGGTCTCTTTGAAACAAGTTCACATTCTACATATTCACACTCATCGATATCCGCCACCTCCATTTGAATCTGCATCTGAACCCAATAATCAAACGGAATATCACCGCCCACCTTTCTTGTGTAAGGACACTTGATTTCAAGCAGACGACATACCTTGTCCCTGTGCGGAGATTTTACAATCAAGCCATCAGGACTTGCAGCCAGAAAGGAATCTGTTGCGTGAATGAGTCGCCCCATTTCCTTGATTTCACAGCTCCACTTTTTGACAAGAATCTGCTTCACAACCGGCTCAAAGCGAACACCCCAGTTCAGCGGTCCAATATCCTCTGATCTGTGAGCAAGAGCGCGAGGCGCTGATGGTGGTGGTGGATTCGCCTTTGCCTGGACGAGAGCTGCGCGACCACGTGCTGAACCGAACAAGGTAGAAAATTCGCTTGCTGTTAGGACCGTAGCTGCCTGCGCATACCAGGCAGCTGTTCTCTGCTCAACTTGTGGTCTTTCACACAGAGTTTTAATATGCGCTTCTCTCTCCTCCATCGTCTTTTTTGTCCATTCGGGATTAATAGCTTTTTCCAAAAACTGCTCGTAGGCATTATGTACAAATTCACAGAGTTTCTCTGCTTTGCGTTTTTGATGATCACTCAGTTCAGATTCATACAAACTTTGATGTAGCAAAGTGTAGGAATCCGTAAAACAATTCGTGAAAAGAGTGGGATGATCACCATAAGGTAAAATATCGGTTGAAGTTCTTACAAACTCGCACACTGGCTTGAACATTTCATGATAATCACTGAACATGTTTTCCGTTCAAGTTTTGAGGGCTTCCTATTGTATAATGCTATTAGAGTTTAGATTCCTTTTCCTTTTCCGTTGTTGCTGCGTCAGTGCCTGCCGGTCGGCGCCTGAACGTAACAGCGTTTTTCCGGTCTAGGAGCTGAAAGAGAGTCTCCCCAGCGCTGTTTCTGTGTGTAACTAGACCCTTGATCTCCTTGATCTTCTCTTCCTCCATATCGTAGACAACTGCCGTCTTGCTATTTAGCAGCTTCTTCTCAAGACTCTTGTTCAAGAGAATAAACAAATTATTCTTTTCCTGCTCGGACAAATGTTGCCGCTTAGCTTCCTCCTCACTGAAAAGACGAAGGCGATTCATACGAAGACCACGCTCCAGGCGGTGCCATGGTCTCTTGAAGGCGGAATCCGTTTCCTTTTGTAAGAAATTCATAAGCGGAGTGAAGATCGCGTTTCCGCTGATATCATCTTGAGTCCTTTTTACTGTCTTATTGCGAGTAGAACTCATCCCTTATGTATAGTATTGGTGCTATTCCTTAAGACTCAGAATATCTGAGACTAAAGATGAAGGGGTGAGAAGGGTCCCCTCAAACTGAGTCTCTAGATGCTCTGAACGAAACCATGGCTTACCCGTCTGAGCATCCAGACAAATATGAAAGGTTCTCCAGCAGTCGTCCTTTTTTGTTTCTTCCCAGGTGTAAAATGCTGCGAGATTTGTTTTTGTCGGATTTATTTTCGCATAGATCACGCCTGGACGGCTGTGGATTGTATCCACAACGAAATCGTTTTCAGTAAGAGTTGTCTCTGGGTTTTCGGTGGGGGAGAGTTCCCAGAGTGCTCTGCTTCCGAGGGCTAAGAACAGTGAGACCTTGTAGACTGTGAGTTTGTCGGTTTGCTTTTTACTCACTATGTATGGAATTAGCTTTCTAACAGCGGGGGGCATTTCTTAAAAAAGAGTGTTCAAGATAGTTTAGATAGATGCAGCCATTCCCCCTAGACTACGAGCCAGCAATTCCAATGCCTCAAATGGTCTTACGCTCAAGAAAAGAAGTTTCTACACGAGATGCTGTAAATGCTCGGCAGTTCGAGCATTGGCAGACAGACGCACCGTATTTGGATCTCAATCGTCCGGATAAGAATGGAGAGCCTGCTCATCTAGACATGAACCCTTCAGCGAGTCGGAACAGCTTGAGTAGCGACTACAGGCAAAATGCTACGTTAAAAGCCGGTGCCGATGGATTTACACAAAATCCCTATTTTGAAAACTATTCTCCTGCTCATGATTCTCGTAATGTCATACGGGAATTTCGAGCGGCTGTCTTTGAAGATAAAGAGGATCGTGGACTTGCAGAGTCGAAGCGAATTCTTACACGGGGATTTGAGAGTCAATGGGTACCGAAGGCTGTCATTGAGAAGAAGAATCTTACAACATTAAACGCCTATGAGGAGCTGAAGCCGGCATTTGATAATCCTGCTACGAATTACCGCAAGCGCTAACGCAGTCGCTAATCAAAGCTCATAACAATCGGAAGATCATGTTTCTGCATCTGTTTCGCAGACACCTGCTCTTTATTTACAATGCGGCGACGCGTCGTAGAGCGCTGCGTTGAGGTGGTCGCAGTAGACTGCTGTGTCGTGGCGGTGCTCGTTGTATTTGTCGGCGTCGTCTTTCGGATCTTCGCATTCTCACGCATCTGAGAATTCATTTCAGCCTCTACGGCTGTCGCATTGAGGCGGAGATAATCCAGAACTCCCTTTTCAAGAGCCCAACGGAAGAAGTTTAGCTTTCCAACAGTTGTTAGAAACGACGGCTGACCGGGAACCTGGAAGTAGATTCGCTCACGACGGCAAAAGGGATCAAAGAGCTTCTTGCTGTACGCCTTCAGCTGACTCTTGTAATTTGTGTAGACGAGGAACTCCTGTCCTTCAAAGATATAGGCTGTATTGTGTGTCTTGGCATAATTGGTGACGAACCAATCAATAAGACGGAGGGAGAGAGCGGACGTGCCGAGGAGAATGGGGAGAATCTCGGTGATATCCGTACGCTGCGCATAGAAGCGCTGGAGACTCTGTACAATGAGTTCCTGTTTGCAGTGGATCTTTCTACGGCGAGTTTGGGGATCGGGATCAAAACGAATCATGTTTTCTTGATTGGGGGCGAGGACTTCGGTCATCTAGTATAGAGGAAAAACGTACTATTTGCTTAGGTGTCCTCTAAATAGATGGGAGATCAGGCACCCCCGAATTTCAATCCAAGTGTAAGTTTATTGAGTGGTGGTGAAAATGCTAGAATTATGCCAGTACAGGGTGGTGGCTTCAATCCTGATGTTACATTGCTCAGTGGTGGCGAAGGGGCTATCATACAGGCAGTTAGGGGCGGCGCAAATGGTAACAACGAGAATGGTGGCGTAGAAGAAGCTTCAAAGAAACCTAGCATCTTTCAAAAAATTAAGAAGAGTGTGGGTTGGAGAAATAAGCAGACCAATAAGGGTTTGGTAGACGAACAGGAAAGTGAGAACAAGGAGGAAGAGAACAAAGAGGATCAAGATGAGGAGGAGGAAAATGAGAACGAGAATGAGGACGAAAACGAGAATGAGAATGAAAACGAAAATGAAAATGAGGAGAATGAAAATGAAGATGAGAATGAGAATGAGAATGAAGATAAAAACGAAAATGAAGATGAAGATGAAGAAGAACTTCCAGGGACATCAAGACACGAATCCAAAGATATTAAAATTCACGTCGATGGTATCAAGTTTGAAATACGTCCCTTTAATGAAGTTACGTACAATGAATGGCAAAATGGTAATTATAGTGAAGGCGAAAAGAAATTCATGGAAACCATTGAACTCACTGAAGATCTCTTACAAGAGACATTTGGTAAATTATGGATGGAAAGCGTTGCGGATTTTTTCAAGAATCTTGTAAATGCTTCTTGTTTCAAAGACTCTGTTTTATTAACAAAGAAGGAATGCGAAGATACGCGGGAATTTACAAAGAAGATTCATTTGAAGTTGTATGAAAGACTTTTGAAGAAGATGCGTGGTCCTGAACCTGAAAAGGAAGTTGAAGAGGAAAATTCAAATACTGCTAGCGTGGAGGGACAAAATGATGGTAATCGCAATGTAGAAGAAAATAACGATGGCATGGTTCAAGCCAATACAAGTCAGGAAGGCGGTCGTCGTCGCTTACCAAGCATAGGTGGTTTTAAATCTTTACATTTATAAAGATGTCTAATTCAGCTTGGAGAGAAAGTTTAAGAAGATATAATCGCTTACCATTAGCAGGACTTTATACTAATCCAGGCAATAGAAATGTGTCACAAAGACGTAGGGTAATGTTAAATCAACAACGGGCACAGAGAATTATAAATGCTAATGCAGCAAAAGCCAATGCCGCAGCAAAAGCCAACGCAGCAGCAAAAGCCAACGCCGCAGCAAAAGCTATTGCTGCGCAAAAAGCTATATGGGCGAATCAAGTCAGGGCAGCAAATGCAGCACGTCAGCGTTCTGAACAAACTCGTAAAGCAACACGTAGATTTAATCCTACATTAGAAAGCATAGCTGAATCAAATACCAATCTTCCTACTCCACTTCCGGCGCCAAATGGAGCAAGTAAAAGAGTACAAAATGCAGCACAAGTTGCTCTTCCTGAAAATCAAAATAATATCATAAGGAACCAAAGAAAAGCAGCAAGAGCAAGGAAAGAACCAAATATTTGGAATATGAATGAGGGTCGGTCTCTTTTTCAATTAGGTCCCAATGCTCGCCCGGCAATTAGACCGCCAGTTAGCCCGCCAATCGCTAGTCCGGCAATTAGTCCAAGTGGATATCCTTTTGGAGTCGTCCCATCATCTTCGCGTAGAAATAGACGCAGGCATAACACAACTCCTGGATTAGCAAGAGCCCAAGCGGCTAATTCAGCAAAACGACATGCGCGTTTTTCATCAAATGTCGACTCTAATCAGAATAAAAAGATGCCCACCCGTGAAGAGAAAAGGGCACTCCAGTTAGCACTTCAGCAGAAGCTGGCGGCGGAGGCGGCGGCGCGAGGAAATAATGCTAGAAAACAAGCCTTGCGCGAATCTAGAAAGCTAGCTAACAATGAAGCTGCGCGGCAGCGTGGAATAAGGAATGCAGGTGAGGCAGTTGCTGCTGGTTTACCGCCGATGCCTGAATTAGCGCCATTACCTACTCTACCTAGTGGACCTAGTGTACCTCTAGAGGTACCAGTGCTTCCCGGTAGAAGTAATTTAGGATTAGGACCTCCAGGATTTCTTGGTACTAAGCAGAACAACATGAGTGCTTCAGCTGCCAATCTTCCTAAAGATCCTATAGGTGGTCCTATAACGAGTTACCCTGCTGTACCACCTAGTCCTACGTTTGTTGCTGCACAGAATGCTGCGGCTGCGAAAGCTCAGGCGGAGCGTATTGCGAGCAATAACGCAGCGGAAGCCGCCGCCGCCGCTTTTGCCGCGAAACTACGTGCTTCAGGTAATCCTCCGCCCCCACCACCGCCTGGTTATCAAGGTATTTATTCAGCTACTGGAAATTCCTTAGGTCCGGCGAACAGCAATGCTCTCCAACGTGTTCGCAATCGGGGACTGCAACGTCAAGAATATCTTCTTGGTGCGGCTGAGGCTACTCGTCAAAATGCGCAAAGACGTGCTGCCGCAAATGCAGCTGCTGCTCACTTTGCTAAGGAAGCCAATAATGCAGCTGCTGCTGCCGCAAAGGCTGCTGCTGCCAATGCCGCCGCTGCCGAAGCCGCTGGTATTGCTGCTTTGCCAGCCCTCAGCGGTAATCCTTATAACACATTTAAGTGTACCCCATGCGAAGCAAATATTCTTGCAAAGATCGACACTCTACTTGACCGCTCCAAGCCTTCTACTCTCGTTAGCAATGCGCTAGCGTCAGGCAAGAAGACAATTCAGTCAGCCATTGCAGCGACTCTTTTAGGTCTCAAACTGGCGATGGAGCAAGGTACCGCCGGCGCGACTGCTGCTGGTGGAGCGGTTATTACCGCTGCTTTCAGAACTGGAAAGGCGGTATTAGATGCAGGAAAAAAGGTAGATGAAGTCGCCACGAATGCAGCGAGTGAGCTCATGAATGCTGCAAGAATTGCGAAAAATTGCGTCAAGGGTGCTTCAAAGGGTGCAAACCGGTCTGAAAGGTGCGCCGCTGCGTATGCAGCTGTACAGAAGAAGTTAAATGAATTACAAAATTTTCTCAGTCCTCCTCATCCTCCTCTCCCGTGGCCCTATACACTCACGTTCCCGAAGATAAATTACTTCACGCTCAAAAACGAAAAAAATGGAAAGACACAGTTTGAAAGAAACGTAAATCGTACTCGCGGTGCCCTCGGTAGATTCGGTAACCGTATATCTAGGGGTCTGGGTGCTTTCGGCGCTAGTTTAAAAAACGCAAGTGGTCGCGCGTCATCAGCTTTAAGCAGAGGAACACGCGGAGTTAGAAACTACCTTTCAGGGCGCATAAAGGAAAGGGCTAGAATCTTAAATTTTATAAAGCGTAGTTATTACAATAGAGGAATAAAGAAAATTGACGAATTAGCACTTGAAAGACAGGTTCGTGCACTTGTAGCCACTGGAATGTCTCCTGATGATGCTAGAACAGCCGTGATAAATACACTTGGTGGATTAAACATGGGTCCTGATGGCATGGTTACTGCTTCTAATGTATCTCTAAAAAGCAGAGCTGCCGAGGCTGAGGCAAATTTAGCTCAAGCGGCAGCAGAGGTTGCACAAAAACCGGGTCTCAACGCCGAAGCTTATGCTCCTCGTGTATATAAGCAAAGTAAAAATCAATTAGAAAGTTTTTTGGCAAATGAAACGGAGCCGCCAACTTTTGAGTACAAAGGCACAAAGGGGGCGCCTATGGGACCTCAGCCGCGAGCTAGAGTAGCGAGTATTCCTGGTCTACCACCAGTTAAAGGTGGGCGCAGCCGCAAAAATCGCAAGTCCAGCCGCAAGTCCAGCCGCAAGTCCAGCCGCAAGAACCGCAAGGGCAGCCGCCGCCATTAAATAACTAACTATAAAAACCACTAAATAAAAGCAATTCAATTGCGTTTATTTATCGGTATTCTATCTAACGTACCAGCCGCACACTGCCCGCCTTCCGCACCAGCAGATCCATGGTAAACAAAATGAAGAGACCACTCATGACAAAGAGAACCACCTCCGTTTGCGCATTCTCACTCTTCCTATTTTCCAGGTCATCTAAGCGTGCGAAAATCTTGTCCATTTTCTTCAGTAGGTCACGACTATCATCAGATGAGGGCATAACAGGAGCAGGTGCTGAAGGACGTGTTACTACCTTCGAGTAAAATGCCGTCTTTGCACCACCGCTCGTAAGCGGCTTCCAGTTGATGTTAGTATTTACATCAGCCGTCGGTAGACCCCCAGCTTTTGCGGCACCCTTCGCTGAAAAGGTCTGTGTAAAATCCGGGGTCAGCTTATATCCCGGATCATCGCCAATCACGTCAGTAAAGGAGGCAAACCCCTCCGTAGTATCATCGTCCTCTCCAGCACCAAAGAAAGCCGGCGGCTTTCCCTTTGCCAACTTCGTAGGACCCGCCACGGTGCCAGCTGACAAAGAGGAAAGGAGCTGATCGTACTCGCTTCCAGAATCCAGAAACGGCTCTGCCTGCGGAGCGTCTACCGGAGTATGTTCTCTGAGCCCCGTCTTCTCATTGACCGGCGGAACCTCAGGCATCTTAATCTGCGCAGGGCGATCGGGATCCGTGCTGTCCTGCGCTGTTAGATACGTCTGAGCCGGTCCTTTACAGCGTTTCGCCTTGCGTTTCTCTTCGCTCCTTGCGGTCGACTTTGTTTTTAAATCTGGAAATGCATCTTCAAGTGTACAAAATTCCATAGTCCTCCGGACCTCCCTGCTCTTTCTGGCAAAATGTTTTGAGCGCCTGGAGCAGAAGAAACAATGGTTGTTCAAACAGGTGGATTTCAACAAAACCTCATGGAACTTCTACAGAAATACGGTTCGCCCTTTGAAATCCTGCTCGTTGCGCTCATCATCTTTGGAATTGTTTTCGTCGGTAAGTTGCCGCCCAATGTATCCAAGTTTGCTGATACAACTCTTGGGAGACTCCTCCTCGTGGGAGGCACGTTCCTTGCTGTACAGAAATACGGCTGGGCGATTGGCTTCATCTTTGCGCTCTTTGCCGCTCTTCTGATTGGTGCCGGACACAATAAGACAAAGGAGGGCTTCAATGCTGATACGCGCATTGTCACTGGTGAAAAGAAGTGGTTCATTGAGCGCGTTCTAGGCGAGAACCCGACACTCATTCAAGAAGAAAACGTGTCTACACAGGCAATTAATTGATTCACGTGTACAAAATACCTCTGTTTCCCCATAGTAGAAGAGTTAAATGGACATGCAAAAAATAGACAAACTGCTTTTTATTGCGGTTACGGCGATCTTCTTCATCTGGAATGTGTTTGAAGGTGCGATCTTCGAATCACCCTACAGCATAGGTCTTGTAAAACTCTACACGCACCCCATGTGGCGTCTCGCACTTGTCTTACTCTTCTTTCTCGCGGCGTCCTGGAGTCCCTATGTAGCCTCCATGGTTGGCTTTGCTATTTTCTTCTATTTTGAAGATCTCCATAAACTAACTCAAACCTGGATAGAGTAATGGCGTCTATGCCTCCGGTTCTAGCTGCCGCAGCACCCTTAAATCCGCTGGAAGGGCTCATTGTGGGCATCAACACAAATCCTTATTTCATTGGGCTTATGATGTTGCTCTTGAATTTGGGTGGACGATTTCTCGGTATGGAAATCTCAAAAGAACAAGAAAAATTCTTCCAACAGCCATGGGTTCGTCGTGCCCTCATCTTTACCGTCCTGTTTGTTGCCACGCGCAATGTAATCGTGGCGTTTATCATGACCATCTTTGTTGTTCTCATTATGACCGTTCTCTTGAACGAGAATAGTGCCTTCTATCTGGGAATGCCTGTTCAACCAGCCGAGGTGCCAAAGGAGGGTCAAATCGGTTTATCGCCCGAGGAACAGGATATCCTGAGAAAACTCATGGAGAAGCAGGCTCGCGTTTCACCGAAGGCGAGTGAATCCTACAAGGACAAAAAAGATGGATTTACAGCAGAAATTATTTACATGCAGAACCTGCAAAGGATAAATTCTTAAGAGCGCTTTCTGGTATTTCTTCGATTTCCGCCCTTTCCTGCGAAGGGAGGAAACCCAAGTCCAGCACGAACCAGATTCATCAGATCAATTACATCCGCGTCCGTCATTGAACCTATCTTAACACCCTTCCCAAAAAAGTCGACATCTCCTCTGAGAGCAGCCTTTCGCATTTTTGTACCTGACATTTTCGTCGGATCATTGGATGTTTCATTTTCAAGATTTCGCTCACCTGCAGAGACAACTGTAACCGAATCGTTGGCTCGGCTGAATGATTTACTGAAACTTTCAACGCGATCACTACCGACGACCATAATGACTTTTGTATAGCCAGCATCAAAGAGTTTTTGAAACACGGAAGGAACATTTCTACAGTCTGACTTCGTTGTATTGATAAAACGAATGTCTCTTTCATCGCTTGGGTACATTTTATTCAAATAGATCATTTTTACATCAACTGTGAGTGGATTCTCATTATTACCAGTTGATTTAAAATTTCCTGTTCTCTTCATGTTTCGTGTAATTGCTTGTACATTTCTATGTCCAGCGCTATTTAGTTTACTTGAAACGAAAATATATCCATCACCGCCATTCTCTGTCGCTATTCTTGATACAGCATCAATGAGTAATTTATGACCACTTGTCGGGGGTTGAAAACGTCCAAATGTGAAGACAGCAATTGGACCTTTTTGTACATCTACCGAATTATTTACGCTCATCCTACTTATCTTACACATTTATCGCCAATGTGTTGCCGACAGGCTGTCTACGACGACGCCCGCGCCCACCACCGCGCGTCGATTCCGTCGTGCTGCCGAGGTCACCACTGTGTACACTCTCCATCTCAGCCGCGATCTGGACTGCGGGCTGGTTCATGGCGGGCGGAAGACCCATGCTCATCGGCGGCGGCTCAAAACCACCGACCGCCTCAGCGCGACGCACCTCCTCAAATGTCTTCAAGATATCGTCCACGCCACTCGGTCCCCTCATTTCACGACGAGCTGTGCGCGGCGGCTCAGCGGCTGCCATATTCTGCGGGGACAAAGGCTGCGGGGTCGCTGCGCCCTGCTGCCTGGAGCTACCGAAGAAGGCGCCCGTCGGCTGCTGCTGCTGAGCAGGAGGCGCTAGACCAGAAGGACCAGGTTGCGGTGGTGCACCCATCGCCATGCCCATGAAGTTACCGAAGCCAGGACCCGCCTCCGTTGCCGCCGCAGCAGCGAACTGGCGCGCGAGATCAGGGTTGTTCTTCAAGACATTGTCCATACCCTGTCCAAGACGCTGACGCATGAACGTATTGCTGACGTGACACATGAAACCGGATCCAGCGAGCGCCATGACAAGACGCGCCTCAGCCGGCATCTTACCACGGTCCTTGTATTTGTCATAGAGCTCCTCAAAGATCTCATCGAAATCCTCTACATTCTCATGTACAGACTCGGACCAGCCCTCCAAATTGAGATCAAACGGATCAAAGCGGTTGTTCATCCACTCCATGCCTGTCACGACACCCATGAGCGCCTGGCGTTGGAAGCGCAGAGAGCTCTCCAGATTGCGCGCATCCACGAGGCGATTAAACTCCTGCTTGATCTCATCGAGGTTATTGTCCATTGTAAAACGCTTTGATACGGGAAATCCCTTTTGCTCCAAGCGCTGGAGCTTGTTCAAGTACTCGATCTTCTCCTTCTTCTCCTCCTCGGGATTGCGGTGAACCTGCGCAGGTGTCAGATTCACAGAGGGACCTGACGCTGACTGTGAATTACTGTAGAGACCCTGATCACGATTAATCTGTACAGCAGGTCCAGAGCCAACACCACCTACATCAAGTGTAATCGTATCCAAGTTCTCCAGGGGAGCCAGCTCAATATCAGACATCGGTGAGCTCTCCATCGGAACCTGGATCTGCTGCGGAGGATTGTAGGATGAACCGCCGCCGCCATTTGTAGAGCCCTCTCTAGCACCAATTGAAATCTTCGACTGATTCGCCAACATGTTTAAACCTAGCACGTCGGAGTTGTCCGTTATATCTATTACATTACCTACATCGCTGCTTAGGTTGAAATCCGGACCGCCGAAACTCCGAGAGACATCCTCCATTTCCTGAATCGTTACGCTACGACCAGCCATGCTTCTCTTCTTCGTTTTTCAAAGTTCTTTTAAATGAGAACATTACGCGTTACGTAGTTTTCCTCGTATTTGCCCGTTTCCTTCAATGATGAAAAAAGATAAGTCGGAGCGTATGATTTTCTGATTCTTACGTGATAAATGGACTGCCAGACATGCCTCGCCTTCAGGTGTCTGATTCTCGGTAACCCATGTAACAAATGTGTCACAATACGTATTCATACAATCGGGTGTTCCGTATGCGAGCCAATCACATACATGTTTATCGTCGCCATCGTTCCACGGTCCGTCGCAATTGTAAGTCATGGTTGATCTAGGAATGACTAGAAACGAGGACTGCGTCGGTAAATCTTTTAAGAGAGGTTCATTTACAATACAATCGGTTCTATACCGAATCACGAGGTCGTACTTGCTGCCCGTTTTTGTTTCATGTAGCTTTCGTAAATGATTCGCCATGAAAATAGAATAGTACATGTGTACAAAACGATTTTTATCTTTCAATACGGAAACTTCATCGGGTTCTTGAAATAGGTAGGAGGTCGGCTTGAATAGAGTGACACCATCCTGGTTGGAAAAGACCGCCATTGTCTTGTGCCAATCGCCACGTCCTTCGAAGGGATATGTACCGAGCGATGTCTCAGTGCGCTTCCAGCAATGTACAAAGATATCAACGGCGTAGCCTTTCTTTTGTAGATCCTGTAGCATATTCTTTTCAAATGACTCTTTCGTAAGATGAAGGCAGCGAAATTCCCCAGAAATTTGTATCGCGGCTTTTAGCATTTTCTAAAGTCCCCCGATAAAGAAGGCTGATGAGTTTTAGCGCAGCTGGGATCTTGTTTCAATATGACACTAAATTCCTGAGCGGATGGAATCCTTCTTTGGGTGCGTGGAGTGGATTTGGGGGAAAACGACGGGGAACTGAGACATCCATTCAAACAGCAGTCCGCGAAGTTGTAGAAGAGCTTTTTCAAGTGAATCCTGATATCGATGACATCGATTTTTTAGAAGAGTTATTAAGTCCATTTGATTTCGAGCAAAATGGCGATTACGTTGTGTTTTTTATGAATGTGTCAAGTTTATTTCAGATATCCGTTTTTTTAGAAAAAAAAGGATATCGGAGCCCACTCTATAGTTCATTTCCTACCAATGTTGTTGATATTATCGAGACGCGTATTCTTCCCGAGGGGAATACGTATGAAGTTACTCATCTTTGTTTTTTGGACGCAAGCTTTTCTAGCGGACCGATCGATAAGTATTTTAAATCCGATTTGCTCTTATGTTAAGATTGAATAAATGGAATTTCACTGAATGAATAAATATAATCATGAAACAGCTGTTTTACAAAGAAAAAAGAGATTTGGTCTTGAATACCACATTCTTGTATATGTTGATACCAAGTAGTATTAAGTTCTTTTATTTTCTCATGTTTCATATTTCGTATTAAAAATCCACACATACAATGATAGTCTGTTATATCAGCCAATCCTTTATTTGTTTGATTCGTTATATAATTTATATATTTTGAAGTTTCTAATCTATATCTTTCTTGCCACATACTTTGATGATATTCATCCCAAACACTTATTTTATCTTTTTTTAAAAAGTGATGTTTTCGTAATAAAAGGGCATAGTTTTTCTCTATAAAATATGTTTTAATATAGTCTTCTACAAATGTTTCATTCACTTTTTCTAGTTTACTATCTAAAAAACATAAATATGAATAATCCTGTAGTTCTTTATATTCGTGTGGTGATGTTTTTATATGTTTTCCTGCCATACAACTTTCAATAAAATCATCAGTTGTAGGCTTATCATCGTAGATAGCGATCCAGTTTGTATCTTTTAATTTTAACATCATTAAATTATTATTTGTATAGTAATAACAATTATACTTTAATGAAGGTAATTTTGGTATTTGAAATGCACTGTTTGTATCACTGCCATAAAAGCATGTATAAAATGCTAAATCTATTCTTTTTTCTAAGTAAAAAATATGTTCAATGTTATAACCTGTAGATGTCTTTACAGATTCTAATTTGAATTTTATATTATACGATGTAAATATCTTAATTAATTCATCTTTATTAAACGATAAATCAGGAACATCGACTCCATGTTGTAAATTATGCGCTATTTCTTTTGTCTCATTTTCGCTAAAAGGTGTGAATAAAATTAAACACATCTTTTTATTAAAAGATTTACATGCATTATGTAATATATTTTCCCATTCATAATTATGTTCTAATATATGCCTCATAAATATCCCATCAACTTTTGAAGTATATTGAGTCAAATCTGCTTTAATATCTGAGAATGGTGTTATTGAACCATCAATACCAATGTACTTATCAGAATTTTCTCTACTAAAAAACCGTTTAAATCCACCTGTTCCGCATCCCCAATCTTCAATATTAGTACAATCCTTCAAAAAATCATATCCTAATTGATAAGTGACTGTATCGCTATAACGAAATGAACCAATATCTTCTTTTTTTAAATCTTTATACCAGCTATTCCATTTGTCCATTCTGTACTTGTAAATAGATAAATAAGAATATAAATTAACGCGTTCTTCACGTTAGGGCATTAATACACATACAAAATGCGTCTGTTAAGTCGTTCTGTTTTGTATGTTTTTCGAGAAATGCCTTCCAGGTTGCTGCGTCCTTTACCGTGGTCCCTGTAAGAAGTTGTTTCGCGGCTGCTTCGGAGCCCTGCTTACGCTCCTTGTAGCCTGCGTCGCCTGCTTGTACACCCTTCACTTTGACTCCTGCGTGAATCAGTCTGAGTTGCGGTATCGGTTGTAAGAGATCACGCAAGCTGGCAAACAAGAGAATCTGTACAGATTTCATAGTTGGATTTTTGAGAACGGGCTGGTTTTCTAGATGAATTGCGCCCGCCTGTGAAAAGAGCGCCTTCCTCTCCAAAATCATCTTTCGTATTCCATCATGTAAAACAGATAATTCATTGTCGACAGCTTTCTTGACTTTCTTGACCTCGACGGGCATTGAAAAAATAGTTGCTAGCTTCTTCGTGGCATCGTCCTTGGATTTCGGTGCGGCGAGACCACGCTGCGCAAAGAGAACCTTGAGTTCCTTCATAGCGGGGATTTTTTTGAGAGCAGTTCCACTGAGATCGCGGAATGCGGGGAATTCTGTTGGACAATGACGACCACATGATAAGGTCTCATTTGCTGAGTGCGTCGCTTTGGAAGAGCATTTGTGACATGTCACCTTGGCAGCTGGAGGACCATCTGACAAGATATTTACATTTTCCCAGCCGATGATTTGATATTGGGATCCACTTATATCTGTATTGCGTCTCATAAGACACCATGCGAGATTCTTGATTCCAATATCAAATGATAAGATTGTTAGTTCAGGCATCTGTTCTGTAGTGAGTTGTGTATTTAGATTGAAGTTCCGAGCTCTTTTTCTAAAAGATCCCAGAATTCTTCTTGAGACATTTCTGCAGTATTGCTATTTGAATTGAATGAATGACCTCGTTCAACCATTGTTCTTGTATTTGGATAGTGTTCTGCGAGCCGTTGTGCCCTTACAGTTCTGGGCGTTTTCGGTGTTTTCGGTGTTTTCGGCGTTTTCGGTTGAGGAGACATAGGTGAAAGAGACATAGATGAAAGAGATCTGGGTGAAAGAATCATAGGTGAAGGCGGCGGCGCCCGCGGCGTTTTACGCGTGTTTTTGTTCTTGTTTTTTTTTTTGTTGTTGTTTTTGTTTTTTGCAGAAGCATGAATACGAAGTTTTCGTGCTTTTGAATCCATTTACATAGTTATTAGAATTTATACAGGACTCGGAACAGGACCATTACCAAGAGGACGGTATGTCTGTCCTCTTACTGTGTTACGACCACCTTCAAAGTGCGTGGTTAGAGCCGTCTTCGGGGCGGGCGGTGGTGACAATGTCGGAAAGCTGAAGGTACCAAAGAGTTCAGGTGCCTTATCCATGCGTTCAACACCAATGCCACCAGCTGCGACTTCTGAAAATTCGCAACCCATGGGCACACATTTGACAGCCATTTCTGCGCGCGGAACAACTGAATTGTCAGTTCCATAGATGGCGCCCGTATAGGTAGCTTGTCTCTTTCTTGACACCTCAATAATAGAATCAGCCTCGTGTACCATCCAGTTCTTTGTAGCATATTGGGCTCCAGCAGGAACATTTTGACTGCACCGCGGTCTATAATCTGTGATCATGCGACCGTCCTCAGCTTTTGCGGCGGCATAGCCAGGGAAACGAGTATCTTGTGTCGGAAGAGACAAGCGGTTAGTCGGCTGAATTCTCGGTTCCGCATGCTGTGACTTCGCGTAATAATTCGGATCTGTTGTTTTGCGAAAGAACTTGCTGTCCATTTACACTATTCAAAGAATATTACTCAATGAGTTCGGCGCCATCCATTGCGGACAGGGCTGACTCACTTCCAGGCTCTGGTACTAGAGGTGCCGCAAGAGGCGCAGGCACAGTCGCCGCAACAGAAGACGATGCGGCAGTGTTCTTCTTTAGCACATCAATCATCTCCTTGCGTCCAGCACCCTTCGGAAGGGTTATTCCACGCTGCTTCAAGGCTTCCTGGAGCTCCTTCTTCGTGAGTGCCTCATAGTTCGCTTCCATCTTAGTGGAAGCGGCAGGGACCGTAGGCTCGACGGGCGCATTCTGGAGGACTGATTTGTAGAAGTCCTCCTCCTTGATCTCCTCGACCTCCTGCTCCTGGAGCGGCTGCGCCTCAGATACAGCCTCTACATGCTCAGTCTGATCCTCCTGCTCTGAGAACATGTGCGAAGAAGACGCCGCTGAACCCATCATCATTAGAGTATTCTCCGTCGCCATCTTCAAATCCAGTAAAATATTCTCCGTTAAACTGATTCTCTTTTCAACCTGGAGCAGACGTGTGTACAAGTAAAAGAAAAGTGAGCCGAGCACAACCGCGAGTACGATGCCCATGGTCAGTGTGTCACTTAGGGTAGCCATTCTCCTTTCCTCTCAGGTTTTCCGGGAACGGGGGAATCCGCATTTCTCAAAAACCAAATCCACGCTGCTCACTTTACAAATTCCTTGCTGTACTGTGTAATCGAAGTGAAGTGATCCATCCTCCATTTTTTTAGCTGGAACACAAAGTCTGAGTACATGAGTTGGTGCCGACTCCGCCAGAGAAAACACGTGTGTACTGATCATGCTCGTAAGATTTCTCTTTGTCCAGAGGGACTCTAAGAAAAGATCTGCCGTTCTCTCTCCATCTGGAGGGTTCGTACTGTGAAACAGTTCGTCAAAAATGAGGAATCCACGACCGCCTTTCTTTAGTGTCTGCGCGGCGAACTGGACTTCCCTCTCGAACAACGATAAGAGACCAGGAGTATCTTCAAGACGTAGACCACTCGCGATCCACTCAAAGGGATCGAGCGATGCCACAGAATCACTGCCGCCAAAAAAGAGTCCAAACTTTTGTGCCATGAGGATATTCAATAACAAACTCCGCATGAAAGAGGATTTACCCCCACCGTTCGGTCCAGTTAAGATACAATGTTGCTTTCCATCTTTCAAATACACAGAGAACGGAACAGAGTCAGCCTGGAAAGGATTCGCCGCTTCTTTAAAAAGAACGGCGCCCTTCTTATTCCATGACACTAAACGTAATGACTCGCAATTGGCTAGACGATAGAGAACCTCCTTTTCACCAATATTCTGGAACGCAATACGAAGACGAAAAGGCAGATCCCAACACTCAGCAAAAGAGCGTAGTATATCTTTCTCATCAAGATCAGCGAGTGGATTCTTCTCAGGTTGCCCTGGATATAAGGTATTCAATGCACTTTTCAATTGGAGAACAGCACGCCCCTTCTCTTGAAGATCACCGTCTATCTTACGAATGTGAAAAGCATTCTGAACAGGTTGGTACATAGATTGTCCAATCGAAATAAAGCTCACGAGGAGTTGTACAATTTGTTTCATATCCATTTTTTGGTTTACACCGATAGCTTGAAAAAATATTTTAAGATAAGCATCAAATGATATATCAAACTTGTACACATGACGCATAGTTATATACGGTCCAAAGAAGAAGAGAAATGGCATACAAATTGCGAGAATAGGCATTACATACTGTTTCCACATGCTGATGAAAAAAATACAGAAGGGGATTGTATTTAGAATCGCCAGTGGCGCCCACCCTGAGAAGAGAATTTGTTCCACGGATTCTTTATCAAGAGACGTGGGATCAAGAACATCTTTGAGTGTCACTTCAGATTGTTTTACAAGTTCAAATACAGCCGCATTTGTTGCGTGAGAACGCTCAGCTTGAATTGACTGTTGTTTTCTTTTCAGAATATTGATATCGTGCGAGAGTGGTGTCTCAAGGTCATGTAAGAATTGGCGTTTCCCACACTCAGTTTGAAATTCAAGAGTTTCTACAAGCTCTGCTGCTCTTGAATCTTTAATGAGTGTCGTTAATGTACTCATGTTTATATAAGGAAGTAAAATGAAAACAAAATTTGAAACGCGGCGACTGCTTCATATAAACATCAACTTAAAAAAAATGTCTGATAGTTTACATATGAGTTCTTCGGAGGTCTCGCTGGTAGCTGCTGTTCTTGGCTTAAGGAGCAAGGCAAGAACAGCACAACCCAGTCTTCAAGAGAAGATCCGGAATTTGAAGGGGGTTCTTGATCTGAATTCGGTACTTGTCCCGGATTGGCGCAAGGGATATGGACCGGGTGGTCATGGCGGGGGTGCTGGACATGGCGGTGGTCATGGTGGTGGACATGGCGGGGGTCATGGCGGTGGTCATAACGGTGGACATGGTGGCGGTCATAACGGTAATAATGATCTTCATATGATTCCAAATGTTGGTCATGCGACTGGTGGCGCATATCATAATAAGTTTCGCAGGCAGCAGGGTCCCGATCCTCGTTACAGGGGTCCTCCTACAAACAATCAATATCACAGGAACACCAGTCAAGTAGTTGACCCATCAGCTGGTCCTCCCCCGCCGCGGCTCCCTCCTATTCGCTATCAGAGTCGGTTCAAGAACTCAGCCGCCGACATTGAGGAGAAGATTCTTAATCGCATCATTCGTCTCAAGCTGAACAAGTTTGGACAGTCAACCTACAATGAAATTCGTGAATTCCTCTTTCAGATTCTCGGTGATGACAAAAACGAGAAGGTCGGTGAATTTGTACGTGACTTTATGATGATGGTCTTCTCAAAGGCAGCAGCAGAGGAGATCTACTGTCCACTCTATGCACAGCTTCTTTCAGAGATTGGTAAGAAATATACAATTATCTTCGTCGAGATGGAGATCCTCCTTCGAAATTACATGGAGATCTTCGAGGACATTGATTCAACAAAGACATCCAATACAAAAGAATCGTACGAAAAGGAGACACTGGAGAAGAAATACAGACACGGATATAGTCAATTTCTAGCAGAACTCACTGCGCTTGAGATCCTTCCGGCTGAGAGCCTCACCATGATCTTCAAGACTCTCTTTGAACTCATCGATAAATACGGCAGAATTGATGAGAAACGCGCGCTCATTGAGGAATATGTAGATTGTATGCTGCGTATGTCTAGGGTTCTAAAGTCGCCCTCCTCGCAATTCTTTGCGACAATTCGCAAGAAGATCTTTTCGGAGAACCGCGGACTCTTAGATACGCTCATTCATTTGCGAGACAAGACCTACCCGAGTCTCTCTTCAAAGGCTCGCTTTCTCTTAATGGATATTCACGACATTCTTGTAATTTAAATCTCGGCGTACACTAGAATGGCTCGTGGAACTCGTCGTGGACTCCGTGTTTTTTCAGGATTATTTTCACCGATCTCACACATCTTACGCGCGGGAAAGAAGTCAGTAGGCGCGGTTACTAATGCCGCGAAGGGAGTTGTTGGAAAGGGTATCAATGGCGTTGAGCGCTTGGGTCGTGGTGTGACGAGCGAGATGAATGCCGCCGTTGGCAATCTCGGACGTCGCTTGACACGCAAGAGCCGCAAGGGTGGTCGTCGCAGCACGCGCCGCAATCGCAAGGGTACACGTCGCAATCGCAAGCACTGAGCGTAAAAATTGAGCGGGCGAGCGCGGGGGCGGATAATTACGGAATTGTTGACTAAATGAAATCAGATAAGAAGATTAGAATGGCAAAAACTCGCAGCGGCGGCGGAAATGCCAAGAAGGATTCCAGCGACACGAACGATAAGTCTTCCGGTCGCAGGCAACCTACTAAACAGTCCTTGAAGCGTAATGCGCCTCAGGACGATGACGATAGTGTAGACAGCAAAGGCAATATTCGTGGACTAATTGTGTCAGATGAGTCAGAGTCGGAGTTCGTTTCTGAGACCGATTCTGAGGAGGATGATATTGTTCTTGCGAAGAAGATTAAGGAGCGCGCAAAGAAGCGGTCTTTGCGTAATCATAGGTCACTCAAGAAGAAGTTCGCTCCCAAGAAGTCCAAGAAGGTTGTGGAGGAGAGTGAAGAAGAGGATGAGGACGAGGAGGAAGAGGAGGAGGTCCCGAAGAAAAAGAAGAACAAGTTGATTCGGCGGAAGAAGGTTGTTGAGGAGAGTGAGGAGGAAGATGAAGAGGAAGAGGAGGAAGAAGAGGATGCAAGCGAAGCAGACGATGAGGACGATGAGGAAGATGAGGATTATGATGAGGATGAGGATGATATCCAGATGAATGGTCTCCAGATCAGCATCGGTGGATTCGGCGACGATTTTGCCGAACGCATGGTGCCCAAGCGTCACAACATGAAGAAGGAGTCAAAGGAGGTCAAGAAGTTTGTAGAGCTCATCAGCAAGCCCTATGAAGAGAACACCATTGATGATCAGATTGATCAGTTTAAGGGTCTTAGTGCGGAGAAGCAGAGTCGCATCATTGAGACACTTGAGCGCAAGCCGACAACGCCTGAGGAGTCTCTGATGTTCAAGATTCTCTCTATGAAGCTTCCGGCTGAGACGCAGACGATGGTTCTCAGTAAGTACCACAGTCTTCAGTCACTTGATGGAAGCAGTGGCGAATACTTCAAGCTTCGGAATTGGCTAGAGAAGCTGACGAGCATCCCCTTCGGCTTGTATAAGGAGATCCCGATCAAGGTTGAGGATGGTCAGGAGACCTGCGGCGCATTCATGCAGAAGGCTCGCAGGTATCTGGAGGAAGCCATCTACGGTCAGGAGGAGGCGAAGATGCAGATCCTTCAATTCATCGCCACGAAGATCGCGAATCCGGGTGGTCGTGGTCTCTCGCTTCTTCTCAGCGGTCCGCCTGGCATTGGTAAGACGAGTCTAATCAAGAACGGAATTGCGAAAGCGCTCGGTTGGCCCTTCCAGTTCATCAGCCTCGGTGGTGACTCTGATGCCACAACCTACACGGGTCACCAGCTCGTCTACGAGAGCAGTCATTGCGGTAAGATTGTTAACAGCGTCGTTGCCGCGAAGAGCATGAGCATGGTTCTCATGTTTGACGAGTTGGACAAGATTAGCGCGACTCCGAAGGGCGAGGAGGTACAGAATCTTCTGATCCACCTTACGGATCCTGTCCAGAACGAGGACTTTGAGGACAAGTATTTGTCGGGTGTACCCATTGATCTCAGCAAGGTGATGTTCGTCTTCAGTGCGAACGACCTGAATAAGATTGACAAGGTTCTTCTTGATCGTATGACGGTGGTTGAGCTGGAGGGTTATAATCCGAAAGAGAAGTTGGCAATCACGGAGAACTTCCTTCTTCCTGCTGCACTCAAGGAGGTCAATCTCAATGAGAAGGTCGGCATCAGTAAGGAGATTCTTGAGCATGTCATCAGGGAGCACGCTGGTGATGAGAAGGGCGTGAGACAGCTAAAGCGGTGTATTGAGCAGATTACCCAGAAGGTCAATATGCTCCGCATGTTTAACACGAAGGAACTGCCGTTTCACATTCCCAACTTCAATCTGCCGTTTGTTCTGAAGAAGGAGCACGTGGACTTATTCTTGAAGAAGAAGAAGCCGATTGATCAGAGCATAGCACATTTGTACACGTAAATTAAATAAATATATATTAGAGTATGAGCGATTTTTGTAGACCAATACCGCAATCGTTCTGGCAAGAATCAT